GTTGGTTCTGGTCTCGCCTCTGTACCTTTTGTTGGTTGGGTTCTTGCTGGTGCTGCAACAATGATGGGTATGGAACAAGGTGGAAACATTGGTGCAGATATGGCACAAATGGGTAAAGATTGTGGGCCAGAAGTTGCAGAAGAGATAAATAATTAACGTCTTATTATTTTTATTTGTAAAATGGGGTGGTCACCAGCACAATTAGGTGCGTTAGAAAACTGTGGTATTCAAGTCGAAGATGCCACTGGAGATATCACCTTTCGTGAATTTGAAGTAGTTGATGTGATTAAACCAGAACCAATGAGGGTTCCACAGTCACAGATTCAATACGAAGACCCATTAAGAGAAGCAACCAAACTTCCCAATTATAATAAAGTAGGAAATATAATAGATGTATATCTTGCTTGGAGAGGATCAAACTACATGTTAAAAATGTTTTTCCCTTCAGTCAAGAAACCTTCACGCAGAGAAGTTCAGGATCAAGTGAGAAAAGTGTATCCTGGATCTAAACTCTGGAACTACCAAGTATCGGAACATGAACCTGGAGAACCAATCCTCCAAGTCGGAGGAAAGTAAAACTAAAGACTTAGAAAAAAGATTACAAAATTTAGAAAAAATACTAGACTTACAACAAAGAACTATAGAACACGATAGACAACACTTCGGACAAACATATGAGATGACTTAATTATGGCTGATCATGACATTTACCTTGGCAATCCCAACCTAAAGAAAGCCAATACTCCAATTGAATTTACTCAAGAACAAATTCTTGAGTTCATGGCTTGTAAGCATGATCCAGTTTACTTTGCAAAAGAACACGTTAAGATTGTTACTCTTGATGCGGGTTTAATGCCATTCGAACCTTATGATTTTCAAGAGGGTTTAATTAAGAATTTCCACGAGAATAGATTTAACATTTGTAAGATGCCTCGTCAGACAGGTAAATCTACAACTGTTATATCATACTTGTTGCATTATCTACTTTTTAATGATAGTGTGAATATTGGTATCCTTGCTAACAAGGCAGCAACCGCAAGGGAACTTCTTGGCAGACTACAAACTGCATATGAGAATGTTCCCAAGTGGATGCAACAAGGTGTCTTGTCTTGGAATAGAGGTTCACTGGAGTTAGAAAATGGTTCGAAAATCTTGGCTGCGTCTACCTCTGCTAGTGCTGTTAGGGGTATGTCTTTCAATATCCTTTTCTTGGATGAATTTGCTTTTGTTCCCAATCACATCGCTGATTCTTTCTTTGCTAGTGTTTACCCTACTATTACTTCTGGTAAAAGCACAAAAGTAATTATAGTTTCTACACCACATGGTATGAACCATTTCTACCGTATGTGGCACGATGCAGAAAAACGTAAGAATGAATATGTTCCTACAGATGTTCATTGGTCAGAAGTACCAGGTAGAGATGAGAAATGGAGAGAACAGACTATTGCAAACACATCCGAATCACAATTCAAAGTTGAGTTTGAGTGTGAGTTTTTAGGATCTGTTGATACTCTTATTGCTCCAAGTAAATTAAGAACACTTGTCTATGACAGCCCTAAAAAAAGAAGTGCTGGAATGGATGTATATGAGGATCCCAAAGCAAAGCATGATTATGTAATCACAGTTGACGTTGCTCGTGGAGTTGGAAGTGACTATTCAGCATTCGTTATTATAGATATTACAAAGTTTCCCCATAGAGTAGTAGCAAAATATAGAAACAATGAAATTAAACCTATGTTATTTCCTAGTGTAATCTATGAAGTAGCAAAGAGTTACAATGAAGCATTTATTTTATGTGAAGTAAATGATGTTGGAGATCAAGTAGCATCAATTATTAATTATGATTTGGAATATGAAAATCTTCTTATGTGTTCCATGAGAGGAAGAGCAGGTCAAGTTGTAGGTCAAGGATTCTCTGGTAAAAAGACTCAACTTGGAGTTAAGATGTCTAAGACTGTTAAAAAGGTTGGTTCTCTTAATCTAAAGACTATTATTGAAGCTGATAAATTATTATTCAAAGATTATGAAATATTAAGTGAACTTACTACATTCATCCAAAAAAGCAACTCATTTGAGGCAGAAGAAGGATGTAATGATGACCTTGCTATGTGTCTTGTAATATATGCATGGTTAGTTGCACAAGATTATTTTAAAGAACTTACTGATCAGGATGTTCGTAAAAGATTATATGATGAACAAAAGAATCAGATAGAACAAGATATGGCTCCATTTGGGTTTATTTCTGATGGATTAGAGAGTGAAAGTTTCGTCGATAAAGACGGAGATCGATGGCATACAGACGAATATGGAGACCGTTCATACATGTGGGAGTATATGTAAACACCCAAAACAATAAATAATTTTTAGATAAATCTGAGAATCGGAGAACAAAAGCATGGCTACTCCTCAATTGTCTCCTGGTGTGTTAACCAGGGAGGTTGACTTAACAGTAGGAAGAGCTGATAATGTATTGGACAACATCGGTGCAATAGCAGGCCCATTTAGAATAGGCCCAATCGACGACCCAATTGATATTTCAACTGAAGAAGACCTAATTGCTACCTTTGGTAAGCCATTGTCTACGGATGCTCAATATGAGTATTGGATGAGTGCAGCGTCATACCTTTCATATGGTGGCGTTTTAAAAGTTGTAAGAACAGACAACACTAACTTAAACACTGCAAATGCTGGTGTTGGTATTGCTTCTGAAACAACGACAAAAATTAAGAATTATGATGACTACCAAGCAAACTGGACTTCAACGTCTGATTTCTCTTGGGCAGCAAAAACTCCTGGTTCTTGGGCAAATGGTTTAAAGGTTTGTGTTATTGACGATCTGGGAGACCAAACAATCGCAATTACCACAACCAGTCCTGGTGACTATGGTGCTAAAGTTGGTCATGGTGTTACTGCTGCACTTTCAAGTGTTGTAATACCTGGTGCTGGAACGACTTCAACATTCAATGGATATATTAAAGGTATCATCACTGGTGTTTCTACAGACGCTACTAATGGTGCTTCATCTATCGATGTTAAAATTGTTTCCCGTGTAACTGGTGCTGCTGGAACAACTGGAAGTTATGCAGAAACTAAAATTGATTACAAAGAAGGAACTAGATATGCTGGATTCCAAGCATCTGATAGTCTTTGGTTTGTAGATAACGTTGGTTTTAATACTGGTGCTCCAAATGCTCCTGCAACTCCAGTATATGCAACAGCTGGAACTGTATCAGACTGGTATAACAATCAGACACTTACATTAGATAACGCAACTATTTTCTGGAAATCTCTTGCACCAAAACCTGCTTCTAACGTTTATGTAACCGATAGAAATGGTGAAGGTGATGGAATCCACGTTGCTGTTGTTGATGATTATGGAACAGTTACTGGAATTAAAGGTAACGTAATTGAGAAGCACGTAAGTCTATCTAAAGCAGTAGACTCAATATCTGCAGTAAATTCTCCTCAAAAGAATTACTACAAACAGTATGTTGCAGATTTCTCAGACAATGCATATGCTGGATACAATCCATCAAGTGCTGCTGATACTTATCACAATACTACTCCAGTTGCAACTGGATTTGGAACTGCATTTACTCCATTCACGACTGCTCAAGGTCTTTGGAGTCAGAATGCTCAAGACACTACATTCTCTGCAATAGGAAATGTAACTTATACACTTGGTGGTGGTGAAGACTACTCCGCAGGTGTTCCGTTGGTTGGTGGTAACGGTGGAATGACCGCTACTTTGGGTGATCTAATCACATCTTATAATGAGTTTTCTAATACAGACGAAATTGCAGTAGACTACTTAATCATGGGGCCTGGTCTTGGATCTAAGGATCTATCTCAGACAAAGGCAAATAAATTGATTGCAATTGCTGCAGAAAGAAAAGACTGTGTTGCGGTTATCGGGCCTCATAGGGCAGATATTGTAAATGTTACAAACACAACAACACAAACAACTAACTTAATTAATTACTTCGCACCACTTACATCATCATCTTATGCAATATTTGATAGTGGTTATAAGTATACCTATGATAGATTTAATAATGAGTTTAGATACATTCCATGTAACGCTGACGTTGCTGGTCTGATGTGTCGCACAAATATTGTTGCGTATCCTTGGTTCTCACCTGCTGGTCAGCAGAGAGGTATGATTAATAATGCTATTAAACTAGCATATAATCCTACTAAGGATCAAAGAGATCAACTTTATCCACAAAGAGTCAATGCCATAGTTACAAAACCTGGCACTGGAACAATGCTCTTTGGTGATAAGACAGGTCTTGCTTATGCATCAGCATTCGACAGAATCAATGTTCGTCGCCTGTTCCTAACAATTGAGCAAGCACTACAAAGATCTGCTGAAGCACAACTCTTTGAGCTTAATGACGAATTAACAAGAGCCAACTTTAGAAACATTGTTGAACCTTATTTGAGAGATATCGAAGCAAAACGTGGTCTTTACGGATTCCTAGTTGTTTGTGATACTTCAAATAACACTCCTGATGTTATCGATAATAATGAATTTAGAGCAGATATCTTCTTGAAACCTGCCAAGTCTATCAACTATGTAACTCTTACATTCGTTGCTACTAGAACTGGAGTTTCGTTTGAAGAAGTCGCTGGTCGAGTTTAATCCTATCAATCATCTAAATAACTAACAAGGAGAGTAAAGAATCATGGCAACATCCAGAGAAAACAAAACAATTTCTCAGTTTAAGTCAGCACTTATTGGTGGAGGAGCAAGACCCAATCTGTTCGAGGTAGAGTTAACTACTCTACCTGCAGGTATCGATTGGGATGCAAATAGTTTCCGATATATGTGTAAAGCGGCTCAGCTGCCAGCACAAAACATCGCTAACATTGATGTTCCATTTAGAGGTCGTATTTTTAAAATAGCTGGAGACCGCACCATCGATACATGGACTGTAACTATCATCAACGATGAAAGTTTTAATCTTAGAAGAGCATTTGAGCAATGGTCAGAATTAATCGCTAAGTTGGATAACAACCTTGGTGCAACTGATCCATCAGCATATATGACAAATGCAAAAGTATTCCAACTAGGTAGAGGATCTACTAAGAGTAGTCAAGACAGTACTGGTGAAACAAACTCAGTATTAGCAGAGTATGAATTTGTTGATATATTCCCAACAAGCGTAGCGGCTATTGACTTATCTTATGATTCAAGCGATGCTATAGAAGAGTTTACCGTTGAATTCCAAGTGCAATCCTTCAGGGCAATTGCGGCTGGCGGTTCAAATGGCTAACTAAATAGCCCTAAGGTAGAAAATAAATCATGGCAAAATTATTTGGGTTCTCAATCGAGGACACCGAACCACTATCTCCGTCTGCGGTATCTCCCGTTCCTCCAAATAATGAGGACGGGAGTGACCACTATATGAGTAGTGGTTTTTTTGGTTCTTATGTTGATATCGAAGGTATCTACCGAACTGAATTTGACCTTATTAAAAGGTATCGGGAAATGGCACTTCATCCAGAAGCGGATAGTGCAATTGAAGATATTGTAAATGAAGCAATTGTTTCAGATACAAATGACACTCCAATACAAATCAATCTTGATAACTTAAGTGCCAGTGATGGTATTAAAAAGAAAGTTAGACAAGAATTTAAACATATTATAGATCTATTAGATTTTGGTAAAAAATCACATGAGATCTATAGAAACTGGTATATTGATGGTAGGATCTACTATCATAAAATCATTGACTTGAAAAAACCTGAAGAAGGTATTCAGGAGTTACGTTATATTGACGCAATGAAAATGCGTTATGTTCGTCAAGAGAAGAAGAACGCAGATGATAAGTATAAGGTGAAGTTGAATAGCGAAAATCCTATGGATTACGCATTCCCTGAGATAGAAGAATATTTTATCTACAATCAAAAAGGAGGATATCCAACTGGTAATATTAATGCACAAGGTGCAAGTCAAGGAATAAAGATAGCAAGAGATGCAATTACATATTGCACTTCTGGATTAGTAGATAGAAACAAGGGGTCAACTCTTTCATATTTGCATAAAGCAATTAAGTCAATCAACCAACTTAGAATGATTGAAGACTCACTTGTTATATACAGATTATCAAGAGCACCCGAAAGAAGAATTTTTTATATTGATGTCGGCAATCTACCAAAGGTTAAAGCTGAGCAATATCTCCGAGATGTGATGATGAGATATCGTAACAAACTTGTTTACGACGCTAACACTGGGGAGATCCGTGATGACAAAAAGTACATGGCAATGCTTGAAGATTTCTGGCTCCCTAGAAGGGAAGGAGGCCGTGGAACTGAAATTTCTACTTTACCAGGAGGTCAGAACCTTGGTGAAATCACGGATATTGAGTACTTCAAAAAGAAATTATATAGGTCGCTCAATGTACCCCCATCAAGAATGGATGGAGAGGGAGGATTCAACTTGGGAAGATCATCAGAGATATTAAGAGATGAATTAAAATTCACTAAATTTGTAGGTCGTTTAAGAAAAAGATTCTCTAGAATGTTTGACGACTTCCTTAAAACCCAATTAGTTTTGAAGAATATCATTACTCCAGAAGACTGGGAAATAATGAGTGAACACATACAATATGACTTCTTATATGATAATCATTTCTCAGAATTGAAGGAAGTTGAGTTGTTTAATGAAAGAATCAATGTTGCTGCTACTGCAGAACCATACATTGGTAAATACTATTCTCAAGATTATGTAAGGAGAAATATTCTTCGTCAGACAGATGAAGAAATCCTTGAAGAGGATAAGAAGATTGAACAGGAAATTAAAGATGGTGTTATTGCAGATCCAACTATACCTGTTGATCCAGAAACTGGATTACCTTTAGATGGTAGTGCAGATGGAATGGGTATGGGTGAACCAGTAGCTGAACCAGATTTAGAAGGAGAAACCATAGGTAAGGAGTTACCTAAAGGTGGTGAAATATAATCCACACTATTGATAGTGTATAAATACTTTTTGACTGTTATTTTTATTAACTAAATACGATGCCTGAGAATGAAAAACCTGATATGGATTCTGTGCAATCTGAATTGATGGATATGATTACTAAAGATGAATCACCTTCACAAATTAGTGATCGTATTAAAGATATGCTGTTTTCAAAATCAGCAGAAAGAATTGACGCATTTAAACCTGAAGTAGCCAATAGTTTATTTGGTGACCAAGAGGTTGAAGATGAAGTTGAAGATGAAATCGAATTTGATGCTGAACTTGATACGGAAGCTGAAGAGGAAACTCCTGTAGCTGCTGAAACAGGTGCAGAATAATTTTATAAATAACTAGTAAAATGATCCAGAGTTATAAGTAATGGCACATAGACCCGTCGGAGCAGGACAATCTTTTGCAACTGCAGCAGTGGCTTCAACGTCATCTGCCTTTAATGTTCAATCTAGTGTCTTGAGATTAGTGACTACAGATGCACCTGCATTTGTTGCAATTGGAACTGATCCAGTTGCTAATAACACTGATTATTATATTCCTGCAAATACATCTGCAACTCTTGCTTTAACTAAAGCATCTCAAAAAGTTCAGACTATAACAAAAGGAAGCACTACATTAATTGATTGCCCCGAAGGAACAGCGATGCCATTTAACATTGGTGATCGTGTTACTTTAACTGCAGCAAATGATGCTAACTGGACAACTTTAATTAATGACACTCAAGTAACTGCTGTAAATACAACAGCAAGTGTAAATGGTTTCTTTGGTACTAGGATAACAGTTGAAGCTAATACAAGTGGTATTAGCACTGCATGGTCTCATGTTGATTCAACATTAATCAGATCTCAAAAAGTATCTGGTATTTCAACTGGTGGTTCTAAAGGTGCAGTTTACATACAACAAGTTCAAACAACAGGGGATGCCTGATGAAACTGATTAGAGAAGAAATCGAATCTGTTGAATTTCTCGTCGAACAAAAGAACGGCAAGAAGTCAATGTATATTGAGGGCGTTTTTCTACAGGGAAACATAAAGAACCGTAATGGTCGTATGTATCCTATGGAAACTCTTAGAAAGGAAGTGGGTCGCTATAGCGAAAACCACATTACTTCAGGAAGAGCACTCGGTGAACTTGGTCATCCAGAAGGCCCTACTGTTAACTTGGATAGGGTATCACATAAAATCGTTTCTTTAAAAGAGAACGGTTCAAACTTCATTGGTAAAGCAAAGATACTTTCTACACCAATGGGTAAAATTGCATCTTCACTAATTGAAGAAGGTGTTAAACTTGGCGTATCTTCTCGTGGTGTTGGTTCACTTCAACAAACGAAAGAAGGCTATTCTGTCGTAGGTGAAGATTTTATGTTAGCAACTGCTGCTGATATCGTTGCCGATCCTTCAGCTCCTGATGCATTTGTATCTGGAATTATGGAAGGAAAAGACTGGGTTTGGGATGGTGGAATTCTGCGTGAGAGGTTCGCAGAGAAAACCTACAAACACATTAATACATTAGTTGATCAAAAACAACTAGACGAGAAAAAGTTGAATTTATTCAATGATTTCTTATCAAACTTATAAAACTTCTAAATAAATATAGATTTTAATTACAAGAATCGGAGTCGTACAAATGTCTCGTGGTAAAAAATTACAAGAAATGGATGAGTCTGTTGCTAACCCTAGTGTTAGTCAATCTAAGACTGCTGTGAACGCCAACGCCAAACCTGGTGATCCAATGCCTAAATTAACTACTGGTGGCACTGCCCCTAGTTATGAAGATCTAGGCGGACCTACACCAGAAAATTACAAGGTGGATGACGATTCAGCAAAACTCAAAACCCCAGGTGCATCACTTAAGCAAGTGAGCGATGTGGTTACTAACCGTAAAGGTAAAATGAAAGCTGAAGAGACAGAAGTTTCTGATGAAGTAATTGAAGAAGAAGAGCAAACTACTGAAGAAGTTGTCGCAGAGGAGGAAACTGTGGAAGAAACAGTTGAAGTTAACATTGAAGATGATGTTAATGCCCTACTAGGTGGCGAAGAACTCTCTGAAGAGTTTAGAGAAAAAGCAAAGCTTGTATTCGAGACTGCTTTGAATTCTAAAGTTTCCGAAATTCATGAAGCTTTAGAAGCAAAATACCAAGAGACACTTGAAGAAAAGATCGAGGCAGAAAAAGCCGCACTTTCTGAGCGTGTTGATAACTATCTTGAGTATGTTGCAGATGAGTGGTTTAACGAAAATGCCCTTGCAGTTGAGCAAGGTCTTAAAACAGATATGACTGAATCATTCCTTGAAGGAATGCGAGGTCTTTTTGAAGAACATTATGTATCAATCCCTGAAGACAAATATGATGTGCTTGAAAGCATGGTAGAAAAACTAGATGATATGGAAACCAAGCTCAATGAGCAGATTGAGAAGAACGTTGGATTAAACAGTCGCCTTGGCGAATCTGTTGCTAATGGTATTCTTGAATCAGTTTCTGACGGATTAGCGTCTACTCAGAAAGAGAAGCTCGCTTCACTTGCCGAAAGTGTAGAGTTTGAAAGTGAAGAATCTTATCGTGAGAAGTTGGAAACTTTGAGGGAATCTTATTTCACTTCACAAGTAACACCAACAGCTAAATCTGAATCACTTTCAGAAGGAGTTGATATTTCACCTGAAAATGCAACAGGTTCAATGTCTGCTTATCTGAAGACACTTTCAGCATTTAAGCAATCCTGAATTTAATATTAATCAAACGTAAACTTATTAGGTAACCCTACAATGTTCCAATCAGAACAGTTGCAGGAAAAGTGGGCTCCGTTATTAAACTATGAAGGTCTTGATCCTATCAAAGACAATCATCGTAAAGCGGTTACCGCAGTTCTGCTAGAAAACCAAGAGAAATTCCTCCGAGAGGAGCAAGCCTTCGGATCAGGTCTAAACCTGATGGAAGCAGTCCCAACTAACTCTGCAAACGCTGCAGGTGCTAGTGGTGGATTTGGCGGTGGTGCTACCGCAGCAGGCCCAGTTGCAGGTTTCGACCCTGTGCTAATTAGCCTCATTCGTCGTTCTATGCCTAACTTGGTCGCATATGACCTTGCTGGTGTTCAACCGATGAGTGGTCCTACTGGCCTCATCTTTGCAATGAGATCACGTTACACCAATCAGTCTGGAACAGAGACATTCTACAATGAAGTAGATTCTGCGTTCTCAGGTCAAGATGCTGGTAACGATGAAGAATCTGGCTTTACCGATGGTAACGCTGGTATGGGAACTACATCACAAAGTGGTGCAAACCCTGCTGTTCTGAACCCTGTTGGTTCTGCGTCTACTCGTGGATACAACACTGGTCAAGGAATGGTTACTGGAGACTCTGAGAATCTCAGTGGAACTGGTAATGATGCCTTCAACCAGATGGCATTCAGCATTGAGAAAGTAACAGTTACTGCGAAATCTCGTGCGTTGAAAGCTGAGTACAGTTTAGAACTTGCTCAAGACCTTAAAGCAATTCATGGTCTTAACGCTGAAGCAGAACTTGCTAACATCCTTTCTACTGAAATCCTTGCTGAAATCAACAGGGAAGTCATTAGAACTATCTACAAGGTTGCCGAGCAAGGTGCTGTTCAAAACACTGCTACTGCTGGTGTATTCGACTTAGACATCGACTCAAACGGAAGATGGTCAGTTGAGAAGTTCAAAGGACTTCTATTCCAGATCGAGAGAGATGCGAACGCTATCGCACAAAGAACTCGTCGTGGAAAGGGTAACATCATCATGTGTTCTGCTGACGTTGCGTCTGCACTAACCATGGCTGGTGTTCTTGATTACACTCCTGCTCTTAACGCTAATCTTAACGTTGACGATACAGGTAACACTTTCGCAGGTGTGCTACAAGGTAAGTATAGAGTCTACATTGACCCTTATTCTGCTAACCTTACTGCTGCTAACGCTGCACCTACAGGTGGTAACCAGTATTATGTTGTTGGTTATAAGGGAACATCCCCTTATGATGCAGGAATATTCTACTGCCCTTACGTTCCACTACAGATGGTTCGTGCCGTGGGTGAGAACTCCTTCCAGCCAAAAATTGGATTTAAGACAAGATATGGTCTTGTTGCAAACCCATTCGCTGAAGGAACCACTCAAGGACTTGGCAGTCTACAAGTTAACGCTAACCGTTACTACAGACGTGTTGCTGTTAAGAACCTCATGTAAGCGAGACGCTTATATACTTTCAAAGACCTCCTCTTGCAGGGGGTCTTTTTTTGTGCTATAATATTGGAGTCGTAAGTTTTCGCTACCTATGACTGCTCTAGCATACTCTTTGGTGGGTTCTGCACTAGGGGCGACAAGAACCCACCGTCTTTATATTATTAGTTTGTATGCCAAAGATAGCAGTAGTTGGTGGTGGTAATGCTGGATGTTTCACTGCATTGTATTGTGCATGGAGAGGGAAGCAAACTAATTCAGAAGTAGAGTTAATATATAATCCAAACATACCACCAGAAAAAGTTGGTCAAGCAACAGTATTAGAACCACCAGGTTTATTGTGGGCTACGACTGGGTTTAACTGGTATAATAACAATATAAATGCCACGATGAAGAGTGGTATATTATATGAAGGTTGGGGTAAAGTTAATAAGAAAGTATTCGCACCTTTCCCATCAGACAGTATGGCAATGCATTACTGCCCTTGGGAAATGCAAAAAAGTATCTTACAATCTGGTCATTTTAAAGTAACAGAAGGTGATGTAGATCCTGAAGATGTAGATGCTGATTTTGTATTTGATTGTAGAGGTAAACCAAAAGACTTTCTAGAATATGAAGAATTAAAGAATCCAACTAATGCATGTATTCTAGGAGAACCAAATTGGAATACTGCAAAGAATCCTTGGAGCAGACATGTGGCAACTCCTGATGGATGGGCATTTGTTATACCAACACGTAAGAAATCACCATCACATCAGTATTCTGTTGGTTATTGTTATAACTCAACCATAACACCTAAAGAGGAAGCAGAATATAATTTCTTAGAAATGTTCAATGTTGAAGTGACAAATCATATTGATTATAAAAATTATGTCGCAAAGAATCCAATCAAGGATGGTAGAATATTCCTGAATGGAAATAGATTATTCTTCTTAGAACCATTAGAGTCATCTTCTACTCAGACATACATTGAAATGGCTAGAGCAGTATTTGATTATTACTTACAAGAAAAATGTAGTGCAGAATTTGTTGCGAATGATATTAAAAATTATATCAATCAACTTAAGAATTTTGTTCTTTGGCACTATCAGTTTGGATCTAAGTATGATACACCGTTCTGGGATTATGCAAAAGCATTTAGATTTGAGGATCCAACCTTTGATAAGTTTTTAGGGTATAGTCAAATTAGTGATTGTATACCAACATCAAAGTATGGTGGAGCAACAAGGGATAAGTTTTATGGTCAATGGCCAGCATATTATTTTAAAGTATGGAATGAAGGGATGAATATAAAACTAAATACATAAGGAGACCTGCATGAACTAATGGCAACGAGAAAGGCACAAATTGAAAATAGGAATTTTTTATCTCCAGTAGGTTTTAAATTCAATCTGCAAAGATCACCAGGTGTTGCATATTTTTGTAATCAGGCAAACATTCCTGATTTAAATCTTGGTGTTGCAATACAACCAAACCCACTTAGAGATCTTCCAACACCTGGTGATAAAATTGATTTTGGAGATTTAAATATTAGATTTTTAGTAGATGAAGATCTTACTAATTACATGGAAATTCAAAAGTGGTTAAGAGGATTAGGATATCCAGAAAGCACAGAACAGTTTGATGAGTGGGAAAAATCTGGCACTTCTACAATACCTAAAACATACAAGAATACTGGAGATCAAATATATTCTGATGGAACTCTTCAGATTTTAAGTAGTAATATGGTAGCAAAGTTTAATGTTAATTTTAATGAATTATGGCCTTACTCTTTGACAACTATGACTTTTGATGCTACAGATACTGACATAGAATACTTTACAGCAGACGTATCTTTCAAGTATACTATGTACAATATAACCGATACTGCTAACAATCCTTTATGAGTATAAATCTTGAATCTATTCAAGAGATGTGGGAAAAAGATGCAAAGATAGACAGAGATAATCTACATGAAGAATCTTTAAACATCCCCTCTCTACATGCAAAGTATTTTGAATTATATAATACAATCTTCTTATTAAGAAAGAAGGCAGAACAACAAAGAAAGAACATCCGTCATGAACGGTATGAGTATTTTAGTGGGAAAGCAGACCCAGAAGTATATCAGAAAGATCCTTTTGGAAAAAAGATAAGAGATAAAGATACAATGACCAAGTATCTTGATGCAGATGAGAAACTTTCAAACTCATCTCTTAAGATAGAATACTATGATACGATGCTTACATACATTGAAAGTATATTGAAGGTGGTGCAGAACAGAACTTTTCAAATAAAAAATGCAATTGAGTTTATGAGATTCCAATCTGGATTGGGTTGACAAGGCTATCTAAATAGAATTAGATTCATGGGCCTATGTGATTGATTCCTCAGCTAATGTTGTTATAGGAAAGATGAATGAGGTGTTCTTGCAGATTAATGCAGAACCTCATATTCAGTATGAACTACGTGACCACTTTACTTTTGAAGTAGAGGGTGCAAAGTTTATGCCACAATACCGTAAAAGAAATTGGAATGGGGAAATACATTTATTTGATTTAAGAACAAAAAGAATTTATATAGGATTACTCGATAAAATAATATCCTTCTGTAACAGACACGATTATAGTTATAAGTTTGTAGATAATGAATACTATGGTGCTCCCTTTGAAGTTAACAATGGGATATCATATGAAGGTGTTACGGATTATATGAAATCCATATGCTCTCATCCCCCAAGGAAATATCAAATAGAGGGAGTATATGATGCTCTAAAACATAACAGAAAGCTACTGATATCACCAACTGCTTCAGGCAAATCTTTGATGATTTACTCTCTTGTAAGATACTATGTTGATAGGCAGCAAAAAATTCTCTTAGTTGTTCCAACGACATCTCTCGTAGAACAGATGTATAAGGACTTCGAAGATTATGGTTGGAATGCTGAGTCATACTGTCACCGTATCTATGCTGGAAAAGAAAAAACAAATGAACTTCCTGTTACTATAACCACATGGCAATCAGTCTATAAATTAGAAAGATCATTTTTTGAAGATTATAATGTAGTTATAGGAGATGAAGCACACCTATTTAAAAGTAAGTCATTAGTATCTATAATGACAAAGTTACATCATGCTAAGTATAGGTTTGGGTTTACGGGAACTTTAGATGGAACACAGACCCATAAATGGGTGTTAGAGGGGTTGTTTGGGCCATCATATAAAGTAACGAAAACAGATGAATTAATGAAGCAAGGTCATCTTTCTCAGTTAGATATTCAATGTTTAGTATTGAAACATCCTCCTCAGAAATTTGAAACTTATGAAGATGAAATACAATATCTCATCTCACATGAACAGAGAAATAAATTTATAACTAACCTAACTTTAGATTTAAAAGGCAACACGCTCGTATTGTATAGTAGAGTGGAAACACATGGTGCGATACTTTATGATAAGATAAATACTAATAAGCAAGGTGACAGAAAGGTCTTCTTTATTCACGGTGGAGTGGATGCTGAAGAAAGAGAATTGGTTCGTGAAATTACGGAGCAAGAAAAAAATGCAATCATCGTCGCATCCTATGGAACATTTTCTACAGGGATCAATATTAAAAATCTCCATAATATTATTTTTGCCTCTCCATCAAAATCTAGGATCAGAAATCTCCAATCAATTGGTCGAGTTCTCAGAAAAGGATCTAATAAAATTAAAGCAATCCTTTATGATATTGCCGACGACTGCTCCCAGAAATCAAGAAAAAACTATACCTTAAATCACCTCATAGAGAGAATTAAAATCTATAACGAAGAAAATTTTAATTATGAGATAATAACAATTCAATTAAAAAAATAATTATGGAAGACGATTTTTACGCAACAATTAAATTTAAAAATGGTGAAGAGATCTTTGCTAAAGTAGCAGCCTCTGAAGAAGAAGATCGCACGATGCTTGTAATATCTTACCCCATTACTACTGTTGAAATAAAATCAAGAGGTGGAATCGTTGGTTATAAAGTAGAACCTTGGTTAAAGACTACCAAAGATGATATGTTTATTATTAATATGGATAATGTTTTAACGATGTCTGAATCTTCAGATCTTCAAATGATCAATATGTTTCAACAATTTGTTCAAGACCAAGCAAGAGATAGAAAAGGCCAGCCTAAACTAAGTAGAAAAATGGGATATATCTCTTCTGTAAATGATGCTAAAGATATCTTAGAGAAAATATATAAGTCTAATCAAAATAAAGAAACAAGCTAAAGCCTTTTCATGAACCCTGACAGAGTTATTCTACATATTATTTGAGAACTTGTCAAGTAAATTGATAAGTGTTATAATATCTACATAATAGTGATAATGACTTATGATTAAAACAGGCACTATGGCGAAACGAAAAAGGTCAGAACACTATGTTAACAACAAGGAATTTCTTGCTGCTTTAATTAGATATCAAGAAGATATTGAAATTGCACGATTGCAAGATAAACCAAAACCAGTTATCCCTCGCTATATTGGTGATTGTTTTTTAAAGATAGCAAATCATTTATCATTTAAACCAAATTTTGTTAACTATATGTTCAAGGAGGATATGATCTCAGATGGAATCGAAAATTGCGTTCAATACATTCATAATTTTAATCCTGAGAAATCCAAAAATCCTTTTGCTTACTTTACGCAGATTATACATTATGCGTTTCTCCGCAGGATACAGAGAGAAAAGCGTCAGTTAGAAATTAAGAATAAGATACTTGAAAGATCTGGCTTCGATGAAGTATTTTCTGGAGATTCAGTTGACGGTGGAGACACTTCCGACTATAATCAAATTAAAGATGCTGTTCATTCGAAGTTGAGATATTAATGATATTAAAACAAGAAGTCATTGACAAGATTCAATTGGCAATGCTACACACCAAAATGAATGGTGAAACCAACTGGAAAGATGGTGATGAGATAGATGTTTGTCTAGGTGGCACATTTGCAGGTGATAAGTTTATTAGTATTATAAACAGAACTCGTAGTAACACGACTAAACAATGAGATTCAAAGCACTCGTTCATGTCAGATTGAGAGGATCTGTATCAGATGCTGCTGGTAATGCAGTGATGAATAATGTCAATCGAATTGCCCCCAATCTTCAACCTCATTTGTTGAGGATAGGTAAAGCAATAGACTTTTGGTTTGATGCAGAAACTGAAGAGATAGCAAGAGAAGAGATGGATCTTCTTTCTGATAGGATGCTTGCTAATACTGTGATAGAAGATTGGGAATATAAATTAGAAGAGACTGAAGAAACTGGAATAGGGGATATATCAAATGATAATGCAGGAACCTCAAAACATCATTTGTTTGAAAAATGAAGATAGCAATTATTACAGATCAGCATTTTGGTGCAAGAAAGAACTCCAAACATTTTCATGAATACTTTTTAAAGTTCTATGAGGATGTATTTTTTCCTACTATAGAAAGGGAAGGTATCACCACGGTTATTGATATGGGTGATACTTTTGATAGTAGAAAGGGTGTTGATTTTTCTTGTCTAGGGTGGGCTAAAATCAATTACTTTGACAGACTAAAAGAATTAGGATGCACGGTTCATAGTATTGTTGGAAATCATACAGCATACTATAAGAATACCAATGAAGTAAATGCTATTGATTTACTACTTCGTGAGTATGGTAATGTAAACATCTATTCTGAAACAACACCTATAGAAGTAGGTGGTTTAAGTATTCTTCTTGTTCCTTGGATTAACAGCGAGAATGAAGAAAGAACTATGGCGATGATTAATAAAACAAGATCTCCTGTTTGTATGGGTCACCTTGAATGTAAGGGGTTTAGAATACATAGGGGATATGTGATGGAGCAGGGAACTGATATAAATGTTTTTGATAAATTTGACAAAGTTTATTCTGGTCACTATCATACTAGATCGGATAATGGAAAAATCTTTTATCTTGGAAATCCTTATGAGATGTTCTGGAATGATTTAAATGATACTAGAGGTTTTCACCTCTTTGATACAGAAACTTTGGAGCATACTCCTATAGATAATCCTTATCGAATGTTCTATAATATTTACTATGAGGATACCAATTATCAAACATTTGACACTCGTGAATATGAGGATAAAATAGTAAAGGTAATTGTTCGTAAGAAAACCAATCCTAAGAAATTTGAAAAATTTATCGATAAGTTGTATAATAGTAATGTATACGAACTTAAGGTAGTTGAAAATTTCCAACTCCAAGAGAGTGAAGATTTTGAGGCCTTCGAGTCTGAAGATACACTCTCTATATTAAATCGATACATAGAAGAATCTGAAATTAACCTTGATAAAGCAAGAGTTCAAGAAATGATTCAATCGGTTTATCAGGAGGCGTGTGAGTTAGTTTAATGTATATTCTAACCATTCATGGTAAAGAAAACGAGGGTGCATACTCTGTAGAAAATGATGAGGGTGATCATATCCTATATCTTTTTCAAGAAGAAGATGATGCTACTCGTTATGCCATGCAGTTAGAAGACAATAATTATCCAGAAATGCACGTTATTGAAGTTGAGCCTGATATGATGATTGGAGTGTGTGAACAACACGGTTATGAATATACCGTTATCACTCCCAATGATATTGTAATTCCACCTATCACTAAGCATGATTTTATTTGAAAATATTCGATGGAAGAATTTTCTTTCAACGGGTAATCAATATTCTGAAATTAATCTCCAAGGAACTTCCACTACTTTAATTGTGGGTGTTAATGGAAGTGGAAAGAGCACTGTATTAGATGCACTTACATTCAGTTTGTTTAATAAACCTTTTCGTAAGATTAGTAAAGGTCAATTAATAAATTCTACCAATGAGAAAGACTGTAGGGTTGAACTTGAGTTTTCTGTTGGAACTATTAAATGGAAAGTTGTAAGGGGAATTAAACCAAATTTATTTGAGATATGGAGAGATGATACTCTTTTAGATCAATCATCTTCTGCTAATGATCAGCAGAAATGGTTAGAGCAAAATGTTCTTAAGATGAACTACAAATCCTTTACACAGATTGTAGTTCTTGGTAGTAGTGCTTTTATTCCATTCATGCAACTGAGTGCTACTAATCGTAGAGAGGTTATTGAAGACTTACTTGATATTAAGATATTCTCTTCAATGAATAATATTCTTAAGGATAAGATTCGTATCATTAAAGATGATGCTAGAACTTTAGAGTTGAAAAAAGAATCTCTTACTGATAAGGTAGAGATGCAAGAGAAGTTTATGAGTGAGATAGAGAGTCAAGGTAAGGAAAGAATTGAAGTAAAGAGAAAGAAACAAGATGGTTTGAGTGATGAAATATGTATTCTTACAATGAAGAATGAAGGGTTAGAAGATGATGTATATGGCCTTACTGAGAAGCAAAAAGAGGTAATGGGTTCAAGAGATAAGTTAGTAGAACTTAACAATTATAGAGGTAAAATATCTCAGAAGGTAGCGACCATTACTAAAGAGCATAAGTTTTTCACAAACAAGACGGTATGCCCAACTTGCACACAGTCTATAAATGAAGAGTTTAGAATAAATAAAATTAACGATGCTCAAATTAAAGCAAAAGAGTTGCAATCTGGTTACGACAAACTAGAAGACGCAATTAAAGAAGAACAAGAGCGAGAGCGTCACTTTACAAAACTATCAGAGGGGATCACAACACTAACGCATGGCATTTCTAAAAACAATACAACTGTATCTGCTTGCCAGAGACAGATCAGAGAACTGGAATCTGAAATTCAAACACTTACCAGTCAACTTGAAAACAGAAATACTGAGCATGACAAGTTAGAAAAATTCAAACAAAATCTCCAAGAGACCTATGACGAGTTAGTCACCCGTAAAGAAAAAATCAAATATTACAATTTCACATACGACCTATTGAAAGATGGAGGAGTTAAGACTAAAATCATCAAGAAGTATCTACCGTTGATAAATCAACAAGTAAACCGTTATCTACAGATGATGGATTTTTACATTAATTTTACTCTTGATGAGGAGTTTAACGAAACCATTCAATCCCCAATACATGAGGATTTTTCTTATGCATCGTTTAGTGAAGGTGAAAAACAAAGAATCGATTTAGCACTTCTCTTCACATGGAGGGAAGTTGCTAAGTTTAAGAATTCAGTATCCACAAACTTAATGATACTGGATGAAGTGTTTGACAGTTCACTTGATGGCCAAGGAACAGAAGAATTTTTAAAGATTATCAGATATGTAATTAAAGATGCTAATATCTTTATCATATCTCATAAGACAGGGATGGAAGATAAATTTGAAAATCACATTCGATTTGAAAAAATTAAAGGATTTAGTAGGATGGCATTATGATTGGAATTGTTGGTAATGGCTTTGTAGGAAATGCTGTATATCAAAACCTACGTGATAAAGTAAATTGTAAAGTCTATGATGCAGATAAAAATAGATCACTTAATACTTTAGGTGAGGTTATAAATCAAGAGTTTATATTTGTATGTCTTCCCACTCCAATGAGAGAAGGGGGTGAATGTGACTTATCAATATTGGATAATTTTTTTAAGGAACTTCCTGAATACATAGACGGAACATTTATTATAAAGTCTACCGTTCCTATTGGTACAACTAAGAAGTATACTGAGAGGCATAATGTTATTCACAACCCAGAATTCCTCACAGCAAGAAATGCGGTGGAGGATTTTTCCAATTCAGAAAGAAATATTGTTGGAGGAGATCAAGAACTATGTGTTGATTTTATTCGTTTCTTTGAACAGTGTTTTCCTAATATCCCAAGTATCATTACCACCTCGGATGAGAGTGAAGCAATTAAATATTTCTCTAACACATTCCTTGCCTATAAAGTAGCATATTTCAATAAGATATATGACTTATGCCAAGCAGTTGGAATGGATTATGATACAGTATGTGAGGGAGTTACTGCAGATAGTAGAATAGGTAAATCACATACTCAAGTTCCTGGTATAGATAATGACAGGGGATTTGGTGGAACGTGCTTCCCTAAAGATCTAAACTCCTTGATTGTTCAGATGGAATCTCATGGAGTAAATGCTGACATGCTCAAAGAAGTATGGAAGTATAATGAACAAATTAGAAAAGTTATTGATTGGCCAGTGACATGAAAGTATTAGTAACAGGGCATAGAGGTTTTATTGGTCGGTATGTTTTTGCCGATTGGAGGAATCAACTTGGGTATAAAGTTCATGGTATAGATCATCCAGACGATGTGGGTGATTTTAATACTAGTGGTAATTTTAAAGTTGGTGACTATGATCTTGTGATTCATCTTGCAGCATGGGCAGATATACGTGAGAGTATTGAAAAACCTGAAGAGTATTATGAGAATAATATTGTAAAGGCAAAACCATTATTTGATTGGTGTAGAGATACGAATACAAGACTTCTTTATGCTTCATCAAGTGCTGTTGATGGTGATTATTGGAATAATCCTTATGCTATGAGTAAGTGGGTTAACGAACAAATGGCTCCACCCAATTCAGTTGGGATGAGATTTACTACAGTATATGGCCCTGATGTTAGACCTAATATGATGTATGGGTTATTACGTGATAAAAAAGCAACCTATGTAACTAATCATAGAAGAGATTGGATTCATGTTAAGGATGTGTGTAGTGCTATACGGTATCTTGCTCCTAGCACAATAACAGGGCCTGTTCCTGTAGGATATGGTGAGTCTGTTCCTGTCAAGAAGTTGGCAGAGAAATTTGGTCAAGGCGATCTTCCACTTAAAGAATATACGCCTGGTGAAGCAGAAGATAATGTTGCTGACATATCCATTATAGCTAGCACTGGATGGATGCCAATGATAAATATTCTGGATACGGTGAAGAACAATGAGAGTACCTAACTGGCGACACCATTCTAAGAAAGAACCTAAACGAAGGTTAAAACCACAAGCCTTGCGTCAAGCAAAGCAAAAGTTACAAAATGTTAAGATGCGTTACATGACCTCCATTAAGCGGAGGTCTTCTAGTATTATGGGTATATACGAAAGGAAATTACATGGCAGTTCAGCAAGAAATCAAGTCACAACTAGCAAAGTTACTTGCTACTGAAGATCTAGTAGTAGAGCACAAGCAGGTTGAGACAGCACAGTTCAATGTTCACACTCGTGTGTTAACACTTCCACTCTGGGAGAAAGCAAGTAATAGAGTATATGATATGCTTGTTGGTCATGAGGTTGGTCATGCACTCTTCACACCAGATCAAGATCCTGCAAAAGATATTCCACATGGGATTGTAAATGTATGTGAGGATGTAAGAATTGAGAAATTGATGAAGCGTAAGTATATGGGAATTGCCAAGACATTTTATAGAGGTTATACCGAACTTAGTGATAATGATTTCTTTCAAGTAGAAAATGAAGATATTGATAGTCTTAATCTTGCTGATAGGATCAATCTATATTACAAGATTGGTGCGTTCGTTGATGTATCTTTTACAGATCGTGAGCAAGAGATTGTTGATTTGGTTGGATCTACTGAGACCTTTAAAGAGATGGAAGATGCTGCAAGATTAGTATATGAATATTGTCTGGAAGAGAAGGAAGATGAAAAGCAAGATGATGTAGATAATGAAATGAATTTTAATTTTGAACCTCCCGATCTAGGTGAAGATAATACTGAATATGAGGATCAAGAGGGTGAAGAAGAGGAATCTGAATCAAATGAAAATGCACCACAATCTGTCTCAGAAGAAAGTGGTGGCCACCATAGCAATCAAATACCAGAGTCTCCAATCAATGAAGATATAGAAGTTCAAACAGCAGAATCTTTGGATGAGAAATTAAAAGGTTTGGTAAATACTCACGGAGTTGAGAATGTATATGTTGAATTACCAAAAGTAAATCTTGATACTGTAATCATTAAAAATTCTGAAGTTCATAATGAGATTGAATCGTTTTATACAGTGGCAGAATCAGATTGGGAATCAACAGAAGATAGACATACTTCAGATGTATTTCCAAAAAACTTATTTGATTTTGTAGATGCAGATTATGTTCAATTCAAACGCAATGCACAAAAGGAAGTAAATTATTTGGTCAAAGAGTTTGAGTCTCGCAAGGCAGCTACCAGTTATGCTCGTGCTACTACTAGTCGCACTGGAGTTTTAGATACAGCAAAACTTCATACTTACAAATTTAATGAGGATCTTTTTAAGAAGATAACAGTATTACCTGATGGTAAGAATCATGGTTTAGTATTCATTCTTGATTGGTCTGGATCTATGGCTTATGTTTTACAAGATACTCTGAAGCAACTTTATAATCTAATCTGGTTCTGTAGAAAAGTTAATATTCCTTTTGATGTATATGGTTTTACTAATGAATGGTATGGTCGTGGTACATATGAGAGAGCAGATGAAGGAGTAAATCATTATGAAGGAAAAGAATATAATTTGCATGTTGATAATCATTTTGGTTTGATGAATCTTTTTACTAATAAAGTAAATTCAAAAACTTTAGAGCAACAACTAATTAATGTTTGGAGACTTGCTGCATCATTTGGTAGAGTTAATTACCATCGTTTCTATACCTATCCTAGTAAATTATCTCTTTCAGGAACTCCTTTAAATGAAAGTCTAGTTGCTTTACATCAAATCATTCCAGAATTTCAAAAAAGAAACAAAGTTGAAAAAGTTCAATGTATTGTTCTTACTGATGGTGAAGCATATCAATTACCATATCGTGCTACTGTAAAACGTCATTGGGAAGATGAGGAGTATCTAGGAACCAGAAATATTAATGGTGAATGTGTATTTTTGAGAGATCGTAAACATGGTAAAACTTATAGGTTAGGTTGGAATTTTCATGAGTATACTGATGCTTTACTTAAAAATCTTAAAGATTCATTTCCTACAGTTAACTTTATTGGTATGAGAGTCTTAGAGAAGAGAGATGCTTTACGATTTGCGAGATTGTATCATATGGAGTATACTGATGACTATACAAGAATAGAAAAGGATTGGAAGAAACAAAAAAGTTTCACGATTACTAAGTCTGGATATGATGCATACTTTGCATTATCATCAACTAATCTTGCAGATGATTCTGAGTTTGATGTTCAACAAGATGCAACTAAAGCACAAATCAAAAGAGCATTTGTAAAATCTCTTAAGACTAAAAAACTTAATAAAAAAGTTCTTGGTGAATTTATTCAATTGGTGGCTTAACTATGGCAATTAATGATGACATTAAAATCACTATCAACCTTAATGAGTTGGTAGAGATCAGAGCAAAACTCTTGACTCAATATGAAGATTATTCAAAGGCAGTATCAACTGGTGAGTATCTTGATGGAAATGATATTGATAAGATTGCATCTCAATTAAGAGAAACACTTACTTGGGATACACTCTATCATATGATAGATGGTGCTATATTAGATTACATGGGTTTGAGATCTGCTGTTATAGAACATAGAACTCATTATGGTGAGACTGCTGGTGATGAACCTGCTAAAACATATGAGAAGAATAGACAACAGTTTACAATGGTTAAACTATCATCTCCATCATGGGAGATTGAAGTTCCACTTAGGAAAAAGAAATGAAAATGAATGATCAAACTAAACTAGTATTTGCTTTAGAACATGTAGCTCATCTACATGATTTAATTAAAGATAATGAGTGGGAAACTTATTTGAAAGGTAATTTACACACAATTGAATTTGAACTTGAGCGTCAATTATCTTTACTTGAATATAACAGGGAGAAGATAAAGAGAAAGTTAAATGATTAAATATTTAACGAAATAAAAATATAATTTATATTATGGTATTCTTTATTTGAAAATTTATGTACATTGTATACGAAGAACACATCGAACAACTGGAAAAACAAAATGAGGAACTTGAAAAGAAAGTTCTTATTTTAAATAGGAGACTTGAATATTATAAGTCAGTAGTAAAGGAGAAAGAGTAATGAGTGGAGATTGTAGAGAACAACCAGTTATTTTTTACAGTGAGGAAATGACTGTATCAAAGATGATTCTTTTAGCAAAGAAAGGTGTTACTTTTAAAAAATATGAATACCTTTTAGATGTATTAGAGGAGAAAGAACAATAAATAAGATTAGAAACTGTCACATACGATGAAGACATATCAAGAGTTTATGCAAGAGAGTAGTCTCTCTAGAATCAAATCCAAGTCTGATAAGAGTGGTGTAGCAGCTCTTTCTGCTGATCGTGGCGACAAATCAAGAAAGGAAAATCAAGCAAGATCAAAGCAATTACAAAAAGATATTCGTGGTAAATTTGGTAGAGGACCAACTAAAGTAAAGGGTTCATATTTAGAAAATCCTGGCACAAAAGATGAAAGAAAGGTGAAAGAGAAAAGTTATGTTATAGATCGTGGTAAAAAAAGTAAAAGGAAGTTTAAGAAAGAAGTAAAGAAACTGGGTAAGAAGTATGGGCAGGACTCAGTGTTGACTCAAACAAAAAAAACTGCTACACTTCATAGAACAAGGAAAGGAGGATTAGATAAAAAAGGAGAAAATGTGGGTAGGTTCAAACCTCAAGGTAAAAACCCATATGGTCAATCCCAAATCAAAGGAAAAACTTTTTCATACGGAGATTAAATGGCAAAACTTTATGATGACTCCAATTGGAGAGAAGAATCTATACCTTACTATTCAGGTAAGAAGGTAGAATTATTGTTGAATGGGCCTAAAAGTCTTTCTCAATCATGGATAATGGGAGCAATGTATAATGAATGGAAAAAAAGGAATGGATATAATAAGTTAGATCCAAAGGAGAATGAGGGTCAATTACAATCATCTATGAAGGAATGGGAAGCAAGTGTTAAGAAATATCAACATTAACTGACATGGGGTTTTAAATCCCCTTCGATGGTCTATAATAAGGTCATTGAAACAAACTACATTATGACTTTTGAACTTAAGATGACTGAACAGGAAGTATTTGATGGATTGAAAGAATCGTTTGGTAAAGAATTTATTGCTGCTGATGTTCGTGCTTTTTGCAGAATAAATGACATTGGTTATTCAACCGTCACTAAAAAAATTAAACAATATAAGGTGGGTAAAGGTAAGTGGAATCTTGAAGTCACTACTAAAGCAGTTGAGAATATTGAAAAATCATTTAGTGCTCCTTCTGTAGAACCATCTGTGCAACAGAATCTGATTCCAGAAAAAGATGATACATTTGTTCCATTTGGGCCATTTGTAGATGTTAAGTCGGTAGTTAAATCTAAGTTATTTTATCCAGCATTTATTACTGGTCTATCTGGTAATGGTAAGACCTTTGGTGTAGAGCAAGTTTGTTCTCAACTTAAGAGAGAACTTATACGTGTAAACATTACTATTGAAACTGATGAAGACGATCTTATTGGCGGTTTCCGTCTTGTGGATGGGGCAACTGTTTGGCATAACGGACCTGTCATTGAAGCACTTGAACGAGGAGCAGTCTTGTTACTCGATGAGATTGACTTGGCTAGTAACAAAATCTTATGCCTCCAACCCATACTTGAAGGCAAAGGCTTGTTCCTCAAAAAAATCGGTAAGTTTATCGAACCTGCGTTAGGATTCAATGTAATAGCAACTGCTAATACAAAGGGTAAAGGATCTGATGATGGCAGATTCATAGGAACTAATGTTCTTAATGAAGCGTTTCTTGAGAGATTCCCAATAACATTTGAGCAGGAATATCCTTCACCTAAAATTGAATCAAAAATTCTTGGTAGGGTTGCTGCTACTCTTGGAGTCACAGATATTGATTTCTGTAAGAGACTTGTAGACTGGGGTGACATCATCCGCAAAACATTCTATGATGGTGGTATTGAAGAGATCATCAGCACTCGTAGATTGGTTCATATCCTACGTGCTTACAGTATCTTTAATGATAAAGCAAAAGCAATCCAAATGTGTGTAAACAGATTTGATGATGAAACTAAGCAGTCATTCTTAGAACTATATGATAAAGTAGATGCAGATTTCCAGTTGCCAACTGAGGAGGAATAGGTTATGATTAACGCATGGAGTCTTGCGTGGGATGTAATGAATGGAACTTTAGATGAAAATTTTCCTATCAAAAATGATAAAATGACTGATGACATTAAAATAGAAACCTCAAAAGATGAAGGGGTTGTGAATGTTCCTAGTGATATCAATTTAGATAACTATGAACATTCAGAATACTGGTATGATTACAACAGAAATGATCTAGATAGACCAGACCCATTTGTAGATGCATTTGACCATATGATGGAAACTGATTCTAGTGATGGTTATCCATCATCATTTACTACATTTTCTGATAATGATGATCAAGTAGCACATCATTTTGCAGATTCATTAATGCTAAATACCGAGGGTCCGACAAAGGAGATTATGACAGACAGTAGAAACAAGTATCATGAGAATGAAATACTTGAAGATATTAAAGATTATGTATCAAGCACTTACAATGGTCATTACACAGGAAACAAACATGAGTTCCGTAATGTTCAAACAATAGACTTGATGGCATCCAGAGATCTAGCTTCAGATTTCTGTCAAGCAAACATACTTAAGTATGGTAGTAGGTATGGAAGTAAAGACGGAAGAAATAAAAAAGACTTGCTGAAAGTGATTCATTATGCTATGCTACTATTACATTTTGATGAACATTACGGTAAACCATCAATGACCAGTGGAAACATTGATCACAATATGCCCTAATAATGAAACTTCGACCCCACACTATGAAATTATCTGATAAAACATTAACCCTGCTTAAGAATTTTTCTAATATTAATCAATCAATTCTTTTTAAGCATGGTAGTTCATTGAGAACAATTTCTGTCATGAAAAATATTTTGGCAGAAGCACATATTGACGAGGAGATACCTAAAGATTTTGGTATCTATGACTTAAACCAGTTTTTAAATGGTCTTGCTCTTCATCAAAAACCAGAATTAGATTTTCAAGATGATAGTTATGTAATGATCAGAGAAGGTCGCATGAGATCTAAGTATTTCTTTGCAGATCCAAAGGTCATTGTTACTCCACCTGATAAAGAGATTACACTTCCAAGTGAAGATGTTTCATTTCAATTAAGCACATCCCAATTGGATAAGTTATTGAAAGCAGCAGCAATCTATCAACTTCCTGATTTGGCAGTAGTGGGTGGAGATGGAGTAGTTAAGGTTCTTGTAAGAGATAAGAAGAATGATACTTCAAATGATTTCTCTATTGTTGTAGGAGAAACTGATAAAAAGTTTTCTTTCAACTTTAAAGTGGAGAACATTAAGATTGTTCCTGGCACATATGATATCGTTGTGTCACAAAAATTACTGTCACGTTTTACTTGCCAAAATTACTCACTGAAGTATTATATAGCTCTAGAGCCTGATTCAACATTTGAATGAATATCTTTGTAACCAATCCATCACCTCAAATATCTGCACAGGTATTGCCCGACAAACATGTCGTTAAAATGCCTCTAGAGACTTGTCAAATGCTCTCTATTGTCTGTTCTGATAAGTGGGGTCATGGTTATGGTCAAATACATCGTGTCAATGGTGAAGCATACAAAACAGACAAAGGTGCATTTCGTAATCACCCTTGCACAATATGGGCAAATGAATCTTTGATCAATACATGGTGGTTAGTTGCTCATGGTATGGCATTGTGTTCAGAATACACACATAGATATGGTAAAATTCATAGTTGTGAAAAAGCCATACTAGAGGCAGCAAGTTTACTTCCTGTTCGTAAACCAACTACACCATCATCCTTTACCAGAGCAATGCCTGATGAGTATAAACATGACACAAGCATTGACACTTTTACTGCTTACAAAAATTACATTAGCAGCAAACCTTGGGTTGCATCTAATTATTTACGTGACCCATCCAGAAAACCAAATTGGATATAATTTATGATTCTATTATCATGCCCACCAGTATATCATTTACCTGGTACATGGAATAAGTGTAATGCATTAATCCCACATTACACTGCAAATACTACTCTCACATTTGCCATCTCCACCTCAGTCATTGTATTAGCACTTACTGTATTTGGAGTCTATAGAGCATTCTTTGCAAATAAGAATCTAACTGATCCTTGGGATGATCATGACGACTAAATTATGGAGGATATGGAAGTATGCGTTGGGTTCGTTCTCTGATGAACAGACCAAGAGGTATGATAATCTTATTGTCATTGTACGATCTTTTATCTTTCTTACTTATCTCATCACTAATTTTTTTATTATTAGCGGAGTAATCCGTCATTGGAATGACTAAACAAATTGACACAAAAGAATACATGCAAGATGGTTGGGATAGTGGCCCAACTGGTTGCCATCCATATAAGCGTGGATCACTCCATAATAAAATTGGAATGTGGATTATGTGGATTTTCTATGGTATAGTGATAGTGCAGTTAATACATGCATTTATAGTGCTTCCATTCTTTCCTATATGGGCAATCATCTTTGCTATTCTAGGTTTTATGTCAATCGTTGTTATTAAAGCAAAATGAGTGATTTTATTTGGGTTGAAAAATACAGACCCCAAACAATTGATGAATGTATTCTTCCTGAGAGTATTAAAAAAACATTTAGTGAATTTCTAAATAAAGGTGAAATACCAAACATGCTTCTTGCTGGCCCACCTGGTGTTGGTAAGACCACGGTAGCAAAGGCATTATGTAAAGAATTAGGAGTAGACTATTATGTCATTAATGGATCGGATGAAGGAAGGTTTCTTGATACCGTTAGGAATAATGCCAAGAACTTCGCCTCTACAGTCTCTCTTAGCAGCGAGTCGAAACATAAAGTCATCATCATCGATGAAGCAGACAATACCACTCCCGACGTACAACTCCTTCTTAGAGCGAGTATTGAGGAGTTCTCCAGCAACTGTAGATTCATTTTTACCTGCAATTACAAGAACAAAATCATCGAACCCCTCCACAGTAGATGTGCTGTTGTCGAGTTTTCGATTAAAGGAAGAGAAAAGCAAGAAATCGCAACATGCTTTTTCAAACGTGTTAACTCAATACTGGAACAAGAACGGGTAGAAGCAGATAAGAAAGTTGTAGCAGAATTAATTAATAAACATTTTCCTGATTGGAGGAGAGTGTTAAATGAGTTGCAAAGATACTCAGTAGGAGGTAAGATAGATAGTGGCATACTTGCTCATTTTAGTGATGTAAAGGTTAATGATCTCATTAAAAACCTCAAAGAAAAAAACTTCCCTGAAGTTCGGAAGTGGGTCGTTAGTAATTTGGATAATGATTCTAGTGTATTACTGCGTCGCATTTACGATAGTCTTAACGAATCCTTGGTCAATAACTCTATTCCTGCTGCCGTTCTTATTATTGCGAAGTACCAGTATCAAATAGCGTTTGTTGCAGACCAAGAAATCAATCTACTTGCGTGTCTCACTGAGATTATGGTAGAGTGTAATTTCAAATAATTATTATTATGATTACTAAAGAAAAACAAAGAAACCAAGTGAAATCTAAATTCTATTACATCTTCTGGGGTGTAGCTACATTTTCTGTTGTAGCAGGTCAACTCTATGTTGGATCTGGATACCGAATGTTTGCTCGTTCATTAAATAGAATCTTTGATACTGTTGAAGTAGAAGTTGATAGAGATTACCGAAGAGATAGGTTTTATTGATGATTATAAGTGAGACCGATGCTAATTGGGCTGCTGACGAATTTATCAATTATTTTAAAAACTTTACATCTATTGAAGATTATCTTAGATATGTAAAGACAGAGTTAGTTGCTCAAACAAATCAACTTACACCATTGCAAGATGAATTCTTTAATGAGGATATTCATCCAGAGGAGATGGAGTTTGAAATTAAATTTATTGGAAATAGATTTGAACAATCTCTTCCTCAAGAACATTATAATAATTTATTAGCAGCAGTATCATCTCATAATAATGAAAGTAATATACCTGGTAGAGAATTGCGTTGGATGGTGTATGAGAAAAGAACACAACTACTTGTAGGGTTTATACGGTTCGGTTCACCGACTATCAATTCAAAACCAAGAAACATATGGTTGGGTAAACCACCCAATCTTTCGGTTTTCAACCGTCATGCTGCTATGGGATTTGTTATTGTTCCATCTCAACCTTTCGGTTATAATTATTTGGGAGGTAAATTTCTTGCACTTCTTTGTGTTTCTCACTTTGCAAGAGAGACTTTGAATAAAGTGTTTGAGAAAGATATAGCATTATTTGAGACTACATCTCTTTATGGCTCTACCACCTCTGCATCACAGTATGACGGTCTTAAACCATTCATGAGATACAAAGGTTTAACTGAGAGTAAATTCCTTCCTCTGTTGCATGAGGAGGTCTTTCATCGTCTTCATGATCATTTCACTGTGTTAAATAACAATACTCCATTGACAGATAATAAGGCATCCTCTAAGAAGATGAAACGTCAGACTAAGATGATTGCTAGTATTAAAAAGTCATTGAAAGATCAAGATAAACTTAATGAGTTTAACTCTGTAATTGATATGGCATATGGTCTCACCCAAAAGAAAAGATTTTATATTTCAGATTATGGTTATGGTAATGTTCGTGAAGTAATTAATCAAGAACATGATAAGTTAGTACCAGGTCAGAACTGGGATAAGTTTCACCTAGAAAATATAACTGCTTGGTGGAAACGTAAAGCATCTAAGAGATATGAAACTCTTAAGAAAGATGGTAGGTTTAGAAATAAAGTTGAATTGTGGACTGATGACACTAACATCCAAATAATACGATGACTGAACTTAAAGATTGGTTGAACTCTATCAACTTTACAAAAGAAGATATAACACAAGATGATCCTTCAGTCATAAAGGATTATGCTCCTTATATTATTAACCGTTGTCTATCAGGAAATCTTGATTGTATTATGTTTACCAACGAGATGAATAAGTATTCTTTCTTAGATAAAGATATGCAATATTCTTTTTATCTAAATACACTTAGGAAAAAGAGAAGATTTTCTCCCTGGCTCCGTAAGGATAAAGTCACGGATCTTGAAATCGTCAAACAATACTATGGTTATAGCAATGAAAAAGCATCACAAGCTTTGAAAATATTAACCCCCGAACAAATCAGATTCATTAAACAACGACTTGATACTGGAGGAATGAAATGACAACCGCAACAATTGAACCTACTGTTGAGTGGGCTCAAGATAAGATGCTTGAAGTGGTTTTGAACGAACCAGACGATTTTTTAAAAGTTAGGGAGACTTTAACAAGAATTGGAGTAGCATCCAGAAAAGAAAAGAAACTTTACCAAAGTTGCCATATTTTACATAAGCAAGGTAAATATTACATAGTTCACTTCAAGGAGTTATTTGCTCTTGATGGTAAACACGCTAATCTTACTATTAACGACGTTCAGCGTCGGAATCGTATTGCTCGTTTGCTTTCTGATTGGGGTCTTATTTCTATAGTAAAAGAAACTGATGTGGCAGATATAGCACCTTTAAATCAAATTAAGGTTTTATCATATAAAGATAAAGGTGATTGGATACTAGAACAGAAGTATAATATAGGAAAGAAGACTAAACCGCAGGAAACCGAATAAAAAACTACGGGGTTCAACACCCCGTTTTTTTGTTCTTTATGGTTAAATAGTAATGTCGCCTTCGGGGACAACAACTAACACTCGCTTAATAAGGAGAACCATGAACACACTAGCAAGATATCATGCTGCAAATCTTCCAGAACTTTTTGATAAGATAACTAGGAACAGCATAGGAATGGATGATTATCTCAATAGATT